GAAAGATGTCTTAACTTGCTTGTATAACTCGCAACCCTCTTTGATGGCGGCAACGCAAGCATTTGCAGCAAAGAGGAGGGAGATCGGATCAATTTCAGATCCCCAATAATTTCTTTACAAACTCAGCGGCAACGCCCGGCCCAAACAGAACTACGACAATTACGGTATACAAAAGATATTCAATCTTCGTCATGCGCTTATCGCCATCTGATAGCGACTTTTGTATAGCGTCGTATCTCTGGGCGCAGATTGCCTCATGTACGGCAAAGTTTCTTTCTAAGTCTTCCATTACACAGTCCTTTTCCACATGTAGACAGTTATGTACGGTTGATAGTTGGCGTTTGTTCCGCTTGCACCTTCTGTGCTGTTTGTACCCGCTGGTGTTCCACCAGACACAGCACCAACTTGTGATGTAAATTGATTGGTCAAACCCGTACCACCAATTGAACCTTGAATAAATACTGACGCATTACCCCTTACGTAGTCGTGTGTGTGGGCTGGGAGAGCAGTACCCGTGAATGTGTGGGTGTGACTTACAACAATTGCATTTGCACTACCGCCAGTTTCTTCAGCAGTGTCAAACAATGCATTGCTTGAGTCAAAACCAACCATGACACGACCAGCACCAAATGCAGTCCATGTACCAAAGCCAAGCAATGTGCCGGGGTTCGTTGCAACAGAGGCATTTGTGTAGATAGAGCCAACCGGATACATAGCTGCCAGTGCCGCTTGAACAAAAGCAGTAGATGCGGCTGATGTGTCACTATCTCCAAATGACTGGGTTGGAACATCTAATGTTCCAGAAACAGTTGCCGCGCCCGAGATGGTAAGGGCGTTGCTGAATGTGTTTGTTCCAGAAAATGTATTTGTTCCAGAGAAGGTGTTGTTTTTATCTTGGGCGGCAAAGTTATTCAAACCAGCGGCTGTGACACGCAAGGAGATGTTGTCTCCACCAATAAAAGATCTGCCTGTTGTGCTTTCTTGGGCGCGGACAACTGTCAGGGAATCTGTCGATCTGGCAGTTACCTTGACGATCTCTATGTTGTTGCTGGAGTCAATGATGGTGGCGTAGAAATAATCACCTGTTGACAGAGTAGGGAACAGAGCGCCCTGTCCGGAAGCAACAGTAATCGTGGTGGCCGTACTGTTGATAGATGCAGATAGCGTGGCTACTGCATTGTTGGTAAATTTCTGTTGAGCCATTATTACTCTCCTTGTGGGGGATTATCTGGTATCTGTTGGGTTTGCGCCGCTTCTGCCAAAGCCTGAGCCTCTGCTTGCTGTGCCGCTACTGCCGCATCGTGTGCCGCCTGTTCTTCAGGTGTGTACTCAACTTGTGTGGTCACGCCTGTCTCTACATTTACTACGATTCTGTGTGTCATGGTTTAGCCTTCATAAAGAATGTTGATTGAGCCAGCGTCAAAGGTTTCTGTTCCTCCGACTGTGGTTATACGAACACGATCAATAGTTCCTGAAAATGTTTTGTAACCAGCGCAAATGTTTGGAACAGAGTTAGCACCGTTAAGTGTTCCTGCGGCAACCCAAATATTAGACCCTAAAGTTGTTAAAACTACTGAGCCACCTATTAATGAGGCGGCAGCAGTAGAGTTCGTTACTAAAAATCCAGCCGTTGAGCTTGCTTCAGCACCTCGGTTTCCAGCTTGAGAAACATATCCTGTTGAGTCAATGCTTCCGCTACCAGATTGGATAAGAATATTAGAAGTACCGTTTGTCGAAACTCCATTAAACATTACCGTGATTCGCTTTACCCATGACGGTATACCAGTGAAGTCAATGCTTGTACCCGATGTAGAGGCAACAGCAGTGCCAGAGGTAATCCCCAGTACCGCACCTGAGTTGATCGTGACGCTTGCTGATCCATCCAAAGTTAGTGCCATGATTTAGCCCTCGTACAAAATGTTGATTGAACCAGCGTCAAAGGTGTCAGTTCCATTTACAGTGGTGATGCGTACTCGGTCGAGTGTTGCGGATAATGTTTTTGACCCTCCGCTAATATTTGAAAAGCCATCATCAGATCGACTTAACACACCAAATGTTGTCCAAGAATTACTTGATATATTTGTAATTAAAACGCTACCATGATGAATGCTTGCAGAACCATTGTCTCCAGTGAGCAAGTACCCAGCAGTAGATGTTGCCACTGCGCCAGATGTTCCAATTCTGGTTGCCCCACTAGCATAGCCTGAAGACGATATAGAACCATCTCCTATACGACAAACTAGATTACTTGTTCCGCTTGTGCTTACACCACTAAGGATTACTGTTATCCGCTTCACCCACGCTGGCAACCCTGTGAAATCAATTGATGTTCCGCTGGTAGATGCAACAGCAGTACCCTGAGTAATCCTCTGCATCTGCGCCCGTGACGCATTGCTGTCAGTGCCAAAGAATTGACCGTTGTATTCGATGTTGCCTGTCGCTGGCGTACCGATAAGTGTGTCAGAAGTTAAAACAAGTATTGACATGATTATCCTTCGTACAGAATGTTGATAGTGCCAGCATCGAATGTGTCTGTGCCGTTGACTGTTGTGATGCGGACACGATCAAGAGTTCCAGAAAGTGAAATTGAACCCGCCATAGACCATACATTTGCCGCATTTGAGGAAGCCATAGTTCCAGATGCCGCCCAAGCATTTGATCCTAAAAGAGAAATAGTAAATGAGCCATGAAGAATAGTTCCCGAACCAATCGCATTAGCAATTCCAAAACCAGTTGTAAAAGCCGCCGCAGTACCACCAGAAATATATGCAGCACTACTCAAATAACCAGAACTTGTCACGCTTCCAGCGCCAATTTGGCATTGAAGATTTGAGCTTCCATTAGTGCTTACTCCCTGAAACATCACAGTGATTTTTTTAATCCAGCTTGGCAAACTTGTGAATTCAATTGAAGTGCCAGATGTAGACGCAACCGCTGTTGCCAATGTATTGACAGCATTTGTCGCAGTGGCGGCTTGAAGTGTCAGCGTGTTTGATCCTGCGACAGCAGGGGCGTTTACTGCAATTTGCCCTGATGTGTCTCCTGCTAAAACAAATCCCGTCATATCAATTCCTTAAAGAACAACCCAGCGACTGCCCGCTGGAATGGTTACCACTACCCCTGCCGAAAGCGTGATCGGCCCGACAGACATGGCGCATGATCCTGATGTGATGGTGTACGAAGCTGTGACTGTCTTGGTGTTTTCGTAGATCGGTACAAGCGGAGCAAACGACTGCCCACTGCCGTCGCCAACCATTGAAGAAGCTACTTTAGTTAATGCCATCAGTTATTCTCCTCTGCGGGTTCGGGTGTGTTGCCTTCTTCCAGCCAAGCAAGGTAGGCTTGGTAGTCGGTGTTGGCGGGGTCAAGTGGTATTGCTTTAGCTCCAAACAAGATACAAGCAAGCTCACCATTACGGTCTTTATATTCTTTATATTGTTTCATAGTTTATAACTCCGCAGATACTTGGCACAAATTAGTTGGTGGTGATGCTGTTATGCTTGCTGCTAAAGTAGCAATAAAATAAGGTCTTGCAACAGTAAGCCCACTCAAATTCCCAAAACCAGTTTTCATACTTAAATAATTTGCTTGCTCTAAAGTAGAAGTTGCTGAACTTTGTGAATAACTACCAACAGCAACATCTTCAACTCTTATTAAACCTACAACATTCAATGTTGGAGCTGCTCGCATAGGGACTGGGTGTTGGTAGAAAAGTTCTACTTTTGTTGTGCTTGCTGCCGATCCTGCTGCTGCGACAAGATTATAAAAATACCTCTGACACAAAGCCAACTCAGTACCATACGAGCGATACTCAAACGGGGATGCAGTAGACCCTGCTTCAAGCTGGACACCTGTGATGTAGAAAGTTGCGCCATTTGTGCCGACTACTGATGTTGCGCCTGTTGCGGAAATACAGTTTGTTGTTGTCCATGCTCCGGCGGCTGCGCTGTAAGTTGCGCCTACACCAAGTCCGAATTGAACATATGCCCAGCGACTATTATTGGTTAGCCATGTTCCAGAAGTATCTCCCGGAATAGTGACTGACTTTTGCTCCCAAGTGTTTGCGGCACTAATGGTATATGTAAATGGATAAGACCTATCTCCAGCATTATTTTTAATTGCCGCACCGAATGTTCCTGTCAAAGAAGAACGAACCCAAAATGATATGGTTATAGTAGAAGCAGATGCAGTGCCAAACGCCAAGTCAGCACCATTGAACCCCTCAATTGCTTGAATTAATGCGTTGTAGTCTCCTGTAAGCACTGAATATGCTGATAGTGATGTAACACCAAGATAGTTACTAAACCCTGCTGGAGGAGTGACTGATCCTGCATTTTGTTGTACAGAATATTTAGATGCCTGATTTTGATAAGCAGTCCACCTATCAAGTGTGTATGCTTGGTTTGATGGCGTAACACTCGCCCCCGCATTTCTTTGGTCAATCACCATCGCACCATTGATGATGCGGTTTCTAAAACTTACATTATTAGACCCTGACTGGGCAACGTTAACAGCATTAGTCATTTGCGTATCTCCATTTATAACCAGCACCAGTTTTGTTTTTACCAGTGCAAACGGTATGTATGCAAGAACGTGAAACACCCAAAACTCTTGCCGCATCAGACACAGAATCGTATCTTGTTTCTACGCCGTCAGCATCTATTTTGATGACTGAATGGGGCTTTTTCCCGCCGCCTTCAGGGCGTTTTCTGCCGTACAAAGGGCTGTCTTTACCCTTTGGTTTGGCTATGCCTCGCATGGGACTTGGTTTACCCCACATGGGGTTGTTGGAGCCTGTGAATCTGACTGATATGTCAGGACGTTTTTTATCTTTGTATTGATTAACTTTGCCAAAAGCATAGTTTTCTTTACCGCAAGGCCAACCAGTTAAGCCGTCTTCAGCCACATGATTGAGCCATTCATCAGACTCAACAATATTGTTTGTTTTTGAAAATTCCAATGCAGAATTAACGCAATAATTTTTATTAAAATATAGACCGAGAACATCGACAGTTATATCTGATCCATACTTTGCTAAATGACGTCTCCAATGGACTCCACTGCCTTTGTACCAACTCAATCTTTTGAGTACGGTTGTTTTGCAAAAGTATTTTTTGCCAGTGACATTATGAGTCATCACCAAAAGAACGGTTGGCTTAAACAATGTGGTGTTGTTTGAGCCTTGTTGAGCAATGATTACTGCGTTGGTCATGGTGTTGCCTTGGGGTATTTGTCTTTGACTGTTTGGATTGCAGCCTTCCACGCATCAAGCCCGCCGTGATACAGCAAGTCAAATTGGTCAGGAATTGATGGGTACTCCGCAGCACGTTTGTACTTGTATGCGTTTGGGTCAACCCAAGCATTAACTGCATCCATGTCAATTTCAACTTGATTGCCTTGAGCATCCCTTGCGCCATCAGCGTCATCAACAGAGACAACTTGCGGGTAAAGAGCATATATTGCATTGTGATTCATGCGGCAATCTCCATTACTGTGATTGTTGATGCTGTTCTTGCTCTAAATGTTGCATCTTGATCGTCATCAGCCCTATTTACATAACCAGTTCCAGAATTTACTTGAATTTGTATTTTGTAAGTAATTGATGATGTAGATGCAGGAGAATCCAAATAATTTATTGCTGTACTTAATGGCATTCCTGAAGTTGAATTTGCAGTTGTATTTCCCACATTTACAGAACTTGCTCTAACTCTATTACTTGCGGTATCACCAATAGAAATTGCTGTTGCATCCCGCATCAATCTAGCAGAAGTTTGAATATTTCCAGCACCTAAAGCAACATTCACTATAACAAAAATTTTGCTTGATGAACTGGTTGGTGTAATACTTGCAGATAACCCTGTGACATCAGTAAAAGATGTGCTTGTTGTGGAAAATGTATCTGTCTTGGTTACGCTGACAACTTGCAACACAGACCCTGCTGGCATCGTACCCTTGGGAATTGTTCTTGACCCCGTCAGCTTTGAAGCCGAGACATCCACGATGTAACTATCAGACACACTGCCCGCTGTTGCAGGAATGGCATTCAACACACTGGAGACGTAGAAGCTCTCAGTCACCACTGTGTCGCCTGCGGTGCAGGCGTTGGTCAAGACAACTGTTGTTCCTGTGGTGGCTGTGAAATCTGTTGAGACAAGTCGCACACCGTTTCTGTACACGTCAATGTAACCAACGGTATAGCTTGGGGTTGAGAACGATGTCTGTCCTGCGGTCGCAGTGAAGTTGGTCACAGTCCTGTAGGCTGTGGTGGTCACGCCCGATGCTGGGATGCCAAGGTAGCGAACAGAGATGTTGCTTGTCCCGCTCGGCGGGGCAGCAGAGAATGTCAGCGTTGTGCCGGATACAGAATATGTAGATGGGTCTTGCACCACACCAGTCACAGCCACAAGAATAGACGACGTGTTTGCCGGAGCCACCGTCATGGTGAACGCAGTCTGACTTCCAGTCCCGCTGAACGTGTCAGTCAGGAAGGCTACTGAGATTGGTGTGTTGCCGATATAGCTCATGGCATGGCTGCTTTGATTTCGTCTACGGTTGTGGCTGCGTCAATGGCTGTCTGCATGTCTGCATACTTGGTTCTGATCGCCGCTCTTGCAGCTTCAGCGCCTTCCATTTGTCCGGGAATCTGTTTGGCAATAGCTTCGTCGTAGGGTTGGAACTCTATTGCACGTGCTTCACGGCGCTTGTCGTGGGCGATTGCTTTGGCTTTGTCGATGTTGATGACGATGGTCATGTGTACTCCCATGCTGATCTGAATGTGCGGTCTGATGGAATGTCAGCGACATCCACAATCTTGTAAGGCTTGCCAGCAGGAACATCCTTGGCGGCAATTTCCTCAATGGTTAAACCGCATTCAGCGGCTGGAATGATGACAGCAACGCCGCCATCGTCTGTTGGGTAAATCACGCGAAAATTAGACACGAGCAAACTCCTTAAATGTTTGTTTTGCCACCGCCATGTAAGCGGCTTGGGCAAGTTCTGAGGTTTCAAAGACACCGAGGTAGTTATTCTTACCTTCAATGCAAATGGATGCTGCAAATTTTTTCCCGTGTGGATACACGCCCTTCATGCCTGTGACATTATCAGAACGAATCTTACGGTTCATGGCGTTTTGCGCTTTTGTCGCAGGGCGCAAATTTTCAATACGATTGTTCAGCGGGTTGCCGTCAATGTGGTCAAGAAATTGCGGACATTCGCCGTGGTGCAAAAACCAAATCACCCGATGAACAAGGTGCTTCTTACCATCAACACCTACATACAGTCTGCCATTTGGAATGATTGAGCCAGCTTCGTCACCAGCACAAGCGCGTCCACGATTCACGCGCCACAACAACTTGCCGTTGGCGTAAGCAAACAATTCATGCAGTCGTTGGTTCATAGTTGTCCTTTTAACGAAAGATGGCGACAGACATAACAACTGCATCATATAAATCACCGTTTACAGGATAAAGCCCATTAACTCTACATTTGCCTGTTTGGTATGTTGTTGCAACATTCTGCCTAGTTGTCCCAAACATTGCTCCATCTGCTGCTGTTGAGTCTTGAATCCTTGCAGACCCTGTAATTACATAATTAGTGTCTGGCATAGAAGTTGAAAAATTTACATAATAATCGCCTGTCCCATTATCAGTAATGCTCGTCACATTTCCACTTGCACGAATTGCCACAGTGCCTGTGCCATTAAAATTAACCCAAGCACGACACATATAAAGTGGTGCAGTACCAGACACAGTAGCAATTTGCGCTGAGTTGATGTTTGGTGTTGTCAGCGTTGGGCTGGTTAAAGATATGGGAGCATCCAAACCTGCTTGACTGATTGTGCTTATTGGCATGTTTGCTCCTTATCTGAAAATGGAAACGCAAGCAACTTCTTGATCTCTCGTTGCTGGAGTGGCATCAAAGTTCGTAAAACGTAATCTAATTCGTGTAGTTGTCATGCCCGCCGCCCCATCAGTTGCGCCGGTGGGAGTCCCATTTGTTGGAAATGCAGCATCGCCAAGACCAGATTGATCTTGTTTTGATCCAATATGGTAAGCATAATTTGCATCGGGCATAGCATTCGTGAAGTTCACTGTGTAATCGCCAGTACCGTTATCGGTAATGCTCGATACATTACCTGATGCCCTGATCGCCACAGTACCTGTGCCATTAAAGTTCACCCAAGCACGACAACCATAAGCAGTAGCAACAGAGCCGTAGCCTGAGTTGAATTGCAAGTTGCCGCTTGTGTCAATAGAGGCGGCAAGAATTCCACTGGTTGGTTCTGAACCAGCGGTTTGATTTGTATAAAAACCAATCGCTCCAGTGCCGCCAAGAAGTATTGATGCTTGCTTATTTAAACTTGCGTGCGAATAAGAAAGAACGTACGAAACAGATGAGGCATTGTCCGTACTATTGAGTCGAATGCGTGCGTTTTGCGCTGATGCTGTAGTGTTGACATAAAGAGGCAAACCGCCTGCCGAAGACTCAACGTGCAATCTACCAAATGGCGAACTCGTACCAATCCCAACATTACCGCTGGAGTCGATACGCATAGACTCAACACCACCTTCAGCAAAAGCAATGGTGTCAGCGGCGGGGAAGAAAATGCCGGTGTTGGTATCGCCATCGTTTGTAATAGACGGAGCGGCGGCAGACCCATCTGCAAAGTTAACCGTAAGCCCATTCTGAAGCTGCGTCGTACCTACAGTCCCTTGGCTTGGTGCAATCACTTGCGTGATCGGGCTTGTGTAGTACACATAGATGTTGTTCGTGCCACTGGGCGGGGCAGAGGTGAACGTGATGGTGTTGCCGCTGACAGTGAAAGCAGTACCCGGTGCTTGCGGTACGTTTGAGATGACAGCCTGCACCTGTGCCACAGAAGCCACTGGGCGAGACAACGTAAACGCCGTGGTCGAAGCATTTCCGCTGAAGAAATCTACAGCCGGTGTAAACGCCTGCGTGGTGTTGGTGTTGCCTATGAATGCCATGTTATGCCGCCAACAATACTGAAACAACTACGTCTGCCGATGTTGCTGCGCTGGACACAACCTTCAGTGCATCGGATGCAATCAACACCACCCTGTTGCCTTGAATCACTTCCAGCGAACCACCAACCGGCACGGTGGCTGTCTTGACCAAGTAGTAGTCCACCGCAGACCTTGTGATGTAAACGTCGCAAGTGATGGGGGATGTGGTTGTGTTTGCCACCACCAAACTGGCAATCGCCGCAGTTGTGGCTGAAGCCACCGTGGTCAGTGTGGACGCAGATGTGCCAACATTTTTGGCGACGTAGGAGGTGTTTGTGTATGTTGCCATGTCAGCCCATCATAAAAGAGAGAAAGTACGCTTGGTCTGTTGCCGCATTCACTTGCCAAGACGGGGCTACGCCCGTGCCGTTGGATGTCAACAAATACCCGCTTGTACCCGGATTGTTGCTTGATACTGTCGTCACTTCTGCGGGTTGGGTGACAAACACATCTTTTGTACCGGCGCTGAAAACGACCAGCGATCCAGCATTGCTGGAAGCCAAAACTGTATCTCTGGAAAGCGTTGTACCTGAAGATGTGTACGTGCCAATACCAACTTCCCACTCTGTGCCACTTTGGGCTGAAATTGTGTAATAGGTGGTGTTGGCGTTCCCAATGACAGCAAACGACTGATACCCAGTCGATGCGCCAAGCAGCGTCACTGTTCCCGTACCAGCCGTGGTGGTCGTCTCTTTAACTCGGTCTGCAAGTACGAAAGCCATGTGTGTCCTTATTCCGTCTCAACCAACGTCCAGTCGGATGTCTCTGTGTCATCCACCAACGCCCAGTTGGACGTTTCTGAGTTATCGACCAAAGTCCAGTTGGCTGATTCCGCGTTATTCACCAACGCCCAGCCAGCAGATTGGGAATTGTTGACATTTTGCCAGTTTGCGGTCTGGCTGTCATCTACCAACTTCCAGTAGAGCGCGATCACATTCCCAACCGAGCCTGCGGCTTGCACCCCAGACAGGGCAACCGAAACGTTCTTGACTACCGAACCAACCGATCCAGTTGCACTATCTCCAGTTATTTCGGCAACCTGCGCAAACTCGACATTACCAGCAGCGCCGTTTGCCTGAACCCCAGTCAACGCCCTTATCAGGTTGTAAGTGACTGTTCCAACTTCGCCTATGGCTACGTCGCCGGTTGTTGCGTCCGACTCGTTGTAGAGCATTGTTCCGACAGCGCCGGAAGCCTCTACGCCTGTCAGCGCGACCGTTCTTTCGCCAACCGTTACAGTGCCAACCGCGCCTGAAGCCTCTACGCCCGACAGAGCAATAGTTAGATTTACCGCTACCGTACCCGCAAAACCGTTGGCATGTACTTCGGCAATTTCTGGATTTGGGTACGGGTCTACCTGCCCAACATCTGGGTGGCACAAAACGCCCGTCAGGGCAACAGAGATGTTTGCCCCAACAGTACCAACAAAACCGTTTGCTTGATCGCCCGTCTCGGCTGGACTGTTTGTTTCTGTTACAGACCCGACATCACCTGTTGCAAATACGCCTGACAGGGCAAGCTGTGGGTTTGCAACAACCGTTCCAACATCCCCAGACGCAGATACGCCCGTCAGGGCAACGACGACTACATTCTCGCCAAGAGCGGCGTACGGTGACTGGGCGTATGCGGATATACCAAACATGGTTTACGGCCTACGCCGCCTCCGCTTAGGTTGTAGCCAGACGCAACAAAGCTGTGGTTGTGGTGCTTGCAGGCATTGTCAACGTGAAAGTACCCGCTGTAATGGTCTGCGAACCAAATGTGTGAACACTCACCGCCTTGTCGCTTTGCGACGAGTTGTAGATCAACACTGCATCAAATGCCGTAGTCAAGGTCACTGATGTGTAGGTCAAACTGGCGGAAGGTGTCCAGTAGCCTACGCCAGCAGTTGCTGATGCGTTGGTTGATACAGGTGGGTTTGCGTTAGTCACAGTCACGCCACCGGGCGAATAACCTGTGCCAGTCACTTCACCTGTAGATGAATACGCAGTGGTGGCTGCGTTGACGGTGGCAGAAGCCAAATACAACGCGCCTTTGAAAGTGTCGGCAGTAGACGCTGCTCGAATAGGCGCAGTGCCGAAGTTATGCGTTGCGGTCATCAACTCGCCCAAGAACGAGGTACACATTGATTGGGTATTACTCACAAAGATCTCCTTAAATAATTTGCCGCTTCTTCAAGTCTTTCGGGCGCATCTTCAAAATAACCTAAGCCTCTATTGCATTTTCCGCAAAGAAGCCCCCGAACTTTTCCTGTCGAATGACAGTGGTCAACAAAAAACATTTCTTGGGTGACATGCTTTCTTTTTCTGGCGCTTGGAACTTTTGTCCCGCAAATACCACAGCCGCCATTTTGGTTTTCCAGCATTTCATAGTAATCATCTACCGTAATGCCATACATATTTTTTAACTTAGAGGGCCATTCGACACGTCGATAGATCGATGGATCTCGCGCTTTTCTTTCTTTTTGTTTTTCAGAATTGCAAGTTTTACAGTACGCAACCGGTTGACCAATACGACCCCCACTTTGGCGAATTGCAAAGTCAAATAAGTGCTTTTCCTGTTTGCAACAGGGGCAAATTTTGGTTGCTGCCAATGTTTCCATTTTTAAAACGAAGCTGCTTCACCACCGGCTAATACCGGCGGCTTCTTCAAAGTCACATGCGCGGAACGGTGGACAAGCTCGCCATCCAACCAGTACTCAACCCATGTGGTGAGTTCATTGTCATTATCGACTGTGCCTTCCTTCTTTACAAGCAAGGAATCATCCATTTCGCCTTTGGTTGTGGTCACAAGTGCCATTACACAATCCTTATGAGTGCTGACGTGCTTGTGTTTGCAGGCATCGTCACGGTGAATGTTGAGGTTGATGTCTTTGTGTTTCCAAAATCCAAAACACAGACTGCGCCATTGTCGCCTGCTTTGTATATCAAAGCACCCCGAGCAGTGATCTGACCAGTCCACGAAGGTGAGGAGAAAGTGACATAGGTCACACTGCCCGAAGCTGTGGTTTGGGATGTCACTGTGGTGGTGACGATCTCCCCGCCAGCCACGTAGTTCCCGCCAGAGGATTCGCCTGTGACTGTGTACGCCGTGGTGGTTTCGTCCAGTGTTGCATCGTTGGTATACAGAGCCAGTCGGAACGTATCCGAGGTCAAGTTGATTGACCCGTTTGCCAGCCCTGCCCGCAACGTGTTGCAAGAGAAGTTACCTTGAAAAGCCATCAGGTCACCGCCTGTCTAAACTGTCCAGACCTGTAAGCGTCTTGACGCTCCATGCCATCGCCCAGACGTTTCGCCAACGCAAGTGCTTCTTTGAACTTGGTGTCGTACAGAGTCACCATATCTTGTTCAGCCTTCATAAACGTTGCCGCCTCGACCAAGGAGCCATACAGCAGCACAGAGTCAAAGTTGTCACCCAGCCATGTGGTCAGGGCTGTGGTGATAGATTCTGGGTAGTAGTAATAGTGCAGCTCGACGTAATACGCAGCATCGGGTGTCGGGCCAAGAATAAGAGACAACTCGTTTGTGATGGCGGAGCTGACAATTGTTGGGCCAAACAGCGCGTAGTACTTCGGCTCACCTGTATCATTTGGTGTTGGATACGCCTGACGGATGAAGTTGACATCCTTGTTGAGCAAATACTCAAACGTGCCGGTGTCCAAGTTCCCGCCAACAACACCTGTCACCAAAGCCAGCGAATACACAGCAAGGAAGTCGTTTGGCAAAGACACGTACTTGTTGTTTGCCGTGATTGCTGTGTATTGATTCTTCCGCAACGACGGAAACTGAATCATGTTGTAAATGCGTTGTTCAGCCTGCTGAATGAACCGATTGATCTGAGTGGTTGAATTCTCAGTCGATCCATCAGCAAGGTATACGTCGGGGAACTGATTCTCAGTATAGCTCTGAATTGCAATTACAAGTTCGCTGTAATTCATGCCATCGGGCCTCGTGCCATCACGCCTTTAGTGGCTGCGCCAGTACCACGGATTTTGATGCCGCTGGTCTTGGTGGGAGGGTAGTCTTGGCTGCGTGTGTTTGCAACAGACACGTTTGCTTTGCGCATCGTCTCTTTTGCTGGCTCTTCGCCCACAACAACAGTCGCAACCTTCTTGGGTACTTTGTATGTTGCCATGTTATTTACCTCTGCCAGAGCTACGCTGGTTCATAATCTTTGCCATGTTGCGACCATACTTGAGCATGTCGCTGTTGGTCTTGCCGCCAGCGCGAAGCTTGGTTGGCTTTTGACCGGGGTGCATGTTTTGTTCGTGTTTGCGAACTGCTTTCTTTGCGTCCATCATCGACTCCTTATGTCGTTGTAACTGATACTGTACCAAGTTCCACTGTCAAAACCAAATTGTTTGGCGTTAAACCATCGTCATTTGCTCTTGATCCACCCACTGGATTCCATCCCCACTGGAAGATTCGACTGCCACCTTCCACCGTCCCTGTACCCAACGGGCCACTGCCTGTCGGCACAATCTGCAATCCGCTTGTACCGGACAAGAGATAACTGCGATCTGGCCTTGGATTTCTCAAAGCCTGCGGGTCATCCACTGGGAACATACCCAACTGCAACTGCGGCTGATCTGGATCCCAGCAAGCCGGACAAACCAAGAGGTTGTAGGTCTTGGTTTTGATGATCTCCGTCTTGAGAATATTCAATTTGAACCGCTGGTCGCAGCGATCACACTGGGCAATCGCAAATTTACCACTGGCAAACCTGTTACCCATCCTTACCTCCCAATGTAGGTCTGACGGGGTACAAGCCTCAAAGCTGCTTTCTCATGGTCTTCGTACGCTGCAAGTTCCCAAGCCTCGTCATACTGGGCTTTCAGGAAGCCAAGGCGCTCTGCGCCAGTAGGTATCTTTCCAGCGATGTAGTACGACAATCCAGCCGCCATACAGGGCAAGAAGCGGAAAGGTACGTCCATAATGTTTACACCGCCTCCAGCGTCTTGCGTGCGGCGTAAACGCCAATAAACCAATTGGTAGGTCTGGGCGTTGTCTGGCGTGGGCCAGACGGTTACAGCGGGAACCTGCTCCCAATAAACAGCGGTGTTGTCTGTGTGGCTTGCCGCCGTGGTGTTTTGCTGTCCACGGAAGCAGTTGTAGAGGACATTTCCCTCTATGTACCCGTAATTGATGATTTCATTGTCGATCTTCACAAACCCAGCGGCTGGCAGGCCAACCGCAGAGTCCAGTGTGATCTGGGTAGATGAGCTTGTGATCGCCCCGTCAAGGGTTAACCCTGTCGGCGAAGTCTGTCCGTTGTACCGCTGAATCCAGATTTGAATGGGTCTGGCTTGCGTGATCTTGTTGGGGATCGTTGCGTAGGTGGAAACACTGATGCGGGTAATGGTCAGGTCAGCCTGAGTCGAAGATATGTTCGCTCCCGTGCGGATCACATGCTCCAACAGGTCAATGGTGTCGTTGGGCAGCGGGTAGGTATTCTGGCCTTGGACAAGGTCGATCGTGCCTTGCTCAATTGTCCACAGGTTGATGCCACGGTTTGCCCAGTCGGCAAACATGATGTTTAAACTGCGGCGGGCTGTACGAAGGTCATACCCGGTGCGCAGCTCGCTACCGGCGCGTTCAAACGCCTCCTCGACAAGTTCTGTCAGGTCAAGGTTAAAGCTTGATGCGCCGGAAGTATTTGCCATTATCTAAATCCTGCCGTTTTCTTTGCAATGCTCTTGGGTTGTGCCACAAACTGCTTGCCAGCCTTCTTGCCCGCCCGCTTCGCACGGGTTGTGGCTGCGTACTCCGCTGGCGACAAAGACTTGATTGCAGCTTCAGGGAGATATCTCTCACCTGTTTTTGACGAAGGCTTTCCCGACTTGGTGCGCCATTTCTGGTCGCCCCAGTTTTTAAGGGAAGTCTGCGGTGCTTTAAGAGACATTTTCTACCTCTTGTATTTTGGCAGAAATTAAATAATCTTTTGCTTTTTGCAACAAATGTTCACTGTCCCCCAATAATCCAATCCCACGATTGCAATTTGGGCAAAGTAGTCCACGAACTCTTCCTGTAGCATGGTCATGGTCAATGCACAGCCAGCTAAATTTTTCTTCTGGTTCATTGCAAATTGCGCAACAACCTTGTTGGGCTTCATACAGAATATCGTACATTTCTTGAGTTGCTCCTCGACGCTTGAGTCGTCGATTTGCTACTACCCAATTTTTTCTACGCCAATCATTGATATGGTCTCTATTTTGTACAGCCCATTCTTGCCGTTTAGCCTGCATACACAACTTACATTGCGATTTATAGAGATGTGACAATTTGCCGCCACGACTAAAGAATTCCGTCAAAGGCTTTTCTTGTTTACATCCGGTGCAAGCTTTAGTCACGGTAAGAACCTCCAGCAGCCTTATATTTTTTAGCTACAAGTTGACTTTTCCTTGCTGACCACTGACCCGCGCCAGTGCCATGCGTTGCTGCGGCTTTGACCTGAGCCACGATCCGCTTGCGCAGACTTGGCTTGGTGTAGTTGCCAGCAGCGTTTACACCGCCGCCTTCGGCGTACATGTCAACATTCTGTGGCTGATCTTTGCGGCGAACGACTTTCTTCCCCGGCATCTTCTTCGGGTTGATTGCGCCCATGCCGCGAGAGGCCATCATCAGATCATCGTCCCACGGGTTTTACCCCGCTGTGCGCAGCCATCAGCACGACTGGAAGCTGTCATACCGCCCTTAGCAAATACTTTGCCCATCTCCGTTTTAGTGGTGGGTGCGTTCTTCATCTTCTTGCGCATCTCTTCGTCTTTTGCTTCTTCCATAGACTGCTTTTGGCCGGGTGTCATTGGCTCTTCTACACCGCGAGTTTCACGCTTTACTTCGGCATCTGCCTCGTCCCTAGCTTGCCTTACGCGATCCGAAGTGGCTTTTTTAGATTCATTTTTCATCCAATTTTTATCCCATGATTCTTGTGCGGCAGCGTTGCCAATAGCTGTTTTAGCGCCCCATTTAGTAGCCATGATTCACCTCAATACATTTTGCAGCGGGTTTTGCCACGGGATGCAATCCCGTCAGCACGGCTGGAAGCAGATGACACTTTGGATACCATGCCACCAGATTTAAACGAACTTTGCTTGGCTGCGCGTTTTTTGGCATCGGCAGCTCTGGCTGCGCGGGAAGCAACCATCATTGCATCTGTTTTGGCTGCGCTTTCTTGATACGGCACATCTTGAGCAAACTGCTTGGTTTTCTGTTCCCGCTTCGTAGCACGAGACACGTTGGCAAGCTGGTCGGAGCGCAATGCGCTGGGCGTGTTAGCACCGGCACGTTGGTTCAGAGTGTCCAAAACGTTTTGCTTTGTTGAGTCTTCCATAGTCCGGCTAACCTGAACAGGCGGCGCGGAAGGGACAGAGTCCGCAACAATTTTGTTTGGTGCTGATGGACGGTTAGCCACTGGTGCAGGCTTTACATCCAAATTAGGGGCAGACTTGTCCGTCCCTTGAGTCAGAGTGCCAGACGGTTGCTGTGAAATAGGAGAAGGGCCAGAGCCAACTGACTTGTCCGCCTCTTTGATGCTTTGTGCGGGTGTTTTCAGACTGGTTTTGGTGTCACCGGTATAGGAACTGGTTTTTTGGTCGCCCGCATCTTCGCTGACTTTACCCTTGTCTTTATCCTTGCCCCTAGACATCATGTAAGCTGCGCCCGCAAGCGCAGCAAGTCCAGCCAATCTTCCAGTGTTTTTTGCCATGATCGGCTCCTTTTAGCAGTAGGCTTTGCCGCCCTTGTTCATGCCCAATGGCTTAGAGCCAGACATCTTGACCATTGCGCCTTTGGTTTTGCCTTTTGAAGCAAGACCGTCACGGCTTGGGGCGGCTGTTTTCACAGAACCCATCTTGGCTTTGGTGATGCCACCATTTGCCATTTTCTTCATGCCAGCTTCTTTCATTTCATGCTTGACCATAGACTTGGGAGCGCCTTTGGCTTTCATAAAGCTGACTTCTTTTTTGACCATTGCTTTTGATTCTTTCATTTCCCCACCCCTTTTGAAAAGTTCCTGCTTACCTTGATTGGTTTTAGGATTGTTGACCTTCTGCGAATCTGCGCGGGTCTTTGCCCCGCTACCAAACTTCATGCCCTTGCTGGCGCTGCTGAAGTCTTTTGCCACCTTTTGCGGGACACCCGCCTGCTTCGCAAATGCTGGGTTGTGCGCCGCAGCATCCATGAATTTCTTTTGTTTAAGACTGGTCGCTGGCATTATTTTCCCGCTTGAATAAGTTGGTCAATTTTTGCTTCAAGGCGATTAAACCGTTGGTCAATGTGGTCAGTAATTCTCTGAACCTCTGCGTTAGTTGTGTAATCACGGGCAATCTCCTCGCGTGTAATGTTTAAAAGCCGCTCGATGCGTTTGACATCATCCAGTCTTTCACGAATGAAGAACCACAAGCCACCCATCAACAAAGACAAGGCGGCAGACCAAATTGTGTTCACGTCCATCAGATCATCCTGCCTTTGGTCTTGCCTTTGGTGGCACAGCCATCTGCTTTGGTTACGTACCCGCCATCTGCGCAGTTCCATGCACGAAGGCTCTTGTTAATCCTCGAATCCGGATCGTTTGCGGTCTTGGCGCTCGTAAGCTTCGCTTTCATGCCTTTCATGCGTGCGCAGAAAGAGTCGCGGCGGCTCCCGCCCTGTGGCTGAGGTGGTTTCAACCCGGGTTTCCCCGGATTTGCTGCGTTGTAGGAGGCTCGTCCTTTGGCGTTCAGACCGCCTTTGGGATTCTTCCCTTCCGCTCTCTGCCATGCGGGGGATTTAGCCATAGAACACCATGACAGACGCAATGGTGGTCACGTCAACATAAATGCCAGAGTTAAACAGCAAGCCCTCATGGGGGAGCAACATGTAGTCAGCCCCTGTCGTGCCAGCAAAAACATTGACTGTTAAGCGTGTAGTGCCGCTTGCACTGCCGTCTTTGAACACCACTGTGCCAGCGGTATCTGCGGTCGGGATGATGCGGATAGCCTTGATACGCGCCCGCCCAATTGCGTTGCCAGCTTGGTCGTTTAAAACACCATCATCAGTGCGTATTGCACTGGCTAGGATGTCTGCTTGCATTGCCATAATCAATCTCCTGATTTAACAGGGGCCGAAGCCCCATTGGGTTGATTAGGTGGTAGAGAATGGTGTTGCGACAGTGCCTGAGCCGTTTACAGTGCCACGAACCATGTAGGCGTTTGCAGCGACAGCAACGATTTCGATCCATGTACCAGCAACACCACCAGTGGTTCCGCCGTTCAAGTTGATGAAGTCAAAGGTGTCTGCCGCCAAAGCGTTGTAGGCCACCAAAGCGTCGGATGAGTCAGTGTCCACGCCCATCAAAGTACCGATGAAATAGTCACCGGAAGCCGCTGTAGTAGCGATCTTCAAAGAGCTGGTAGAGATGGTTGTGGGAACCCAGATGGTGTAAACAACGCCTTCGTTGTTGATGGTGTTGGGGTCTTGACCGGGGCCTGAAGAGGTGGGGTCAGAGGAGACATTGATGGTTGGCAATGTCAAAGTGGTTGTTGCGGCAAGAGAGCCACCAACAGAGATGATGCGACCACCGTGGTCAACGGGGTTAAGAGTGGCAGTTGCGGAGATTGCTACAACAGAACCGGGGCCTTGAGAATAGAAACCTGTGAGCGACCGGACTGGGCCTTGAAACGTAGTGCGTGCCATGTTTTTTCCTTACATGCAAGTTAAGGTGTATCAATCTGCATGTCGTCAGCCGGGACTGTTTGATACACCGGAGAACCCCGGAATGACTTCAATATACACCATTTAAACGCTGTCAACAAGAGTTTAAACATAAAAAAAGGGAGCCGAAGCTCCCTTTTCTTTGAGGCTATCAGGCAGTGCCTGAAGAACCCCACATACCCAGAGGGTCAGACCAGCCGAAGCTGTAACGCTCACGGGCTTTGTAACGGACGTTGCCGGTGTCGAAGTCGCCGTCCATGCTGTTAGCCAGCGGGGAACGAACAAAGTGCTTCAAACCGTTTGGCACGTCTGTGGTCAAGAACCAAGCATTGGTGTCTGTCAAGAAGTGGTTGACAGCGTAACCTTCGGGGATTGCGCCCATTTGCTTGATGGCGTTGATGTCGTTATCAGCAGTAGACACACGGAGTTCGGTGTCCAACAAGCGTTTAGCGACGAACATCAAGTTCGGGGGAACAATCATCTTCTTGGGTTTTGCTGCGATCAACAAACCACGCTCGTCTGTCCAAGCAGCGATCTGAATAACGGCGGCCTCCAAAGAAGTCTCGTTCAAATCAACTTGGGTTGAGGGAGTGTTGCTGTTGACACCACCAGAGATCAATGGGTGGTTGGCGTTGAACAAAGACACGCCGTCGCCACCGGGGTAGCTGGAGCTGAAGCCATTGTTCAGGACGGCAGCAGCCTTGACCTGTTTGGTGTAAGCCATAGCACGGGCCAATGACTTGGTGTAACGTGACGACAAGCTGTCGTACAAGTTATCTTCAATCGCTTCTTCAGTGATTGAGAAACCCAAGGCGATGGTTTCGTGTGTATAGCGGGTTGACCATGCTTCTTGCGCATTGTCATAAGCGATGGCAGAGCCTTCGTTCTTGACAGGTGCGGCAGAAAAGCCGGACAGCTTGGTTTCTTCCTCGAATGAACGCTCAGAAGTCTCTGTTTCGTAGATTTCTTTGTGTTCTTCGCCGTAACGAGCATACTCCATACCGAACAAAGCGTTCAGACCGGGGAGCAACTCTTTCAGCAGTTGTGCGCGTGAAATAGCCATGATTTAGCTCCTTGATTAAACGCCAGAAGCGATTGTGGTTGTATGAATCTCAAAGTTCCAACGAACGATGAGTTCGGGGAACACGATGTTGCCAGAACCATTGACATAAGATGTCTCAGGCACAACGTCAACGACGTTCATGGGCAGTGTTCCTGTGGTTGCAGATGCTGCAACAGCTACGCGGCTATCGCCAGTCGCTGTAACACCAGAGTTCTGAACCAATTCCACATTCGTACCGATTACTGTGTACTGAGTGGTCGAAGAGGGCAACAGTCCAGAAGACGCGCCATCAGCGGTTGTACCAGCGGCAATAACCACTTTGAACAAGGTATCAGGGTCATTACACACGTAGGCAGTAATAACTGTACCTGTCGGGGCGGCAGTGTTTGCTGGGAAGTATTGGGCAAAAATGGTTTGGCCTTGCGAATTAACGTAAGAACAACCCAAGAAAACACCAATGACCTGCGAAGTTGTCACAGTTGCGCGAGCTGAAGTGATAGCAGATTTGATAATCGTGCCATCGTTAATCATCTCAACCACATCACCGTAAAAAATCGAGGTGTTGTACGCCGAAGCAATCCGATACTGGCGTGTAGCGCCCGCGAAGGGTGTACCGCCGTATAGATTGATCGGTTTCAAGCCGTAAGGCTTGTCGATCGTTGGATATGCCATTTAAAGGACTCCTAAAAATCAAGAACCAGAACCGAAAGTGACGTTCGTTTTCTTATCAGCGAATAACGCCATATTTGAACGAGCATCCCTTTCACGAAGGAAATTGTTGTCCACCGATTCCATTTGCGACTTGTTCAGGTTGTCAAAGTGCTTGGCACGTTGTTCCATGAACTCGGTTGGAATACGACAGAGCAACAGACCGCCTATTTCAATACCGCCTTTAAAGCGGCCTTCAATGGCAGCGTGCATCATTAGCTCGGGATATTCCTCTGCTTTGCAGGGTTCGTATCCTTCGCGCAACTTGGAAGAAATATTGCTTGGATCTGCCGTTCCAAGCGTACTCAATCTGACGTACCGGTGTTTCCAGCCGGGTCGATCATCTGGCATGGGAAGAGCTTCGGGAGCCTTCCATGAAGTTGGTCTGTACGTGGTGGCCCGGGATTTGAGGTCACGGGGTTCGCGGTTTTGTTTAACTTCATCCATGATTAAGCATTCCTTTTTAAGTTGGCAACCTGTTTCGCATATTCTTCAATGGGAACCCCAAGCCTGCGAGCTATCGCGGCTTCTGATGCCTTCAGTCGAATGCGGTTGGGTGGTGTGCTTCGTGTAGCAGGCGCTACAGGAGAAGCGGTTTTTGTTGCACGGCGGGCCGGTCTATCGTCCTCGTCCGGGGTATGACTTTGGTAGGTGTCATCATCCTCATGGCTCTGATCATCTGTGAAATGCTCAGGAAAACGTTTGCGCATCGTTTGATCGATGGTACGGAAATACTCTTCAGTACCCGCATAGTTGTCACCATATTTGGTTTTCAACTTTTTGTCAAGCCCCATCGCAGCCATTGTCATTTCTTCGTCTGCGCCGAACCAGTCAGAGTTTTCGTCAATCCACTTTTGGGTACGTGGGCTGACGTTGGGTTTTGACTGCGTTGGGGGTGGTGGCGTGTCTGGCTCTTCGATTGGGCGCATTTGTTCTGCGCGGTCGATCTTGAGGGTTGCCTTGGTAATCTGCATCTGGGCTTCAGCCACGCCGTCTGCGTCGCCTGACTCATATGCTTCCTTGTATTTCTTCTTGGCTGCATCAAGTTCCATCTGGGCAGATGACTTGTTTTGCTCAATGAAGACTTCGCTGCCGGTCTTGAGCTGTCCCTTTAAACGCTGGTTTTCCTCATACACCTGCTTGGCAAAGTTTTCTGCGGCTTCCCGCTCCCGAAGCGCAGTCTCTTTTGCCCTGCGTTCATCGTGGTAGCCACGGGTGAATTTCTTGATCCGGGCTTGAACCTTTTCGTCGTAAGACGACAGTTCTTCGTCCGTGGGATCGTCTGGGGGTGGTGCAGTTTTGCGACCTCTGTCTTCGGCGGGGGTGTCATCCTCCACCTCAATTTCAAATTTGTCGTCTTCTGCTTTGACTTTTACTTCGTCAGGGAAGGTGTAATCGTCGTCAAATTTTGTTGCCATGTTTTCTCCTTATGCAGCGCGGGTAATTCCACGCGGGTCTTCCACAACTGCTTCGACAGAGTCATCGTTGATGATTCTGAATTCACGACCGTGGATCTTCAGGCGAGTTCCTGAATTGGGGCGGACGATGACAAAGTCACCCTCCTTGCAAGATGCGCCGCTGGGAAAGCGGGTAACGTCTTTGTAGGCATCGGGGCCAAGCTTTACAACGAACAGCACTGGGGTCAGCACTTCCTCGTAATGCATGGTTTTGTCAGCCTTGATCAAGCCAACTTCGCTGTCCGCATACTCTTCCATCGCTTCAGGAACAACGCACAGAAGGTGGAATGTTTTGGGGTCAGGCAACTGCTTGGCTTTCTCTTCGGCAGTCTTGTTCAGAATGCCAGACAGATCAACAGCAGCGGTGTCAAATTCACTCATCAGATTTCTCCATTTTTTGCACAAGGTCTTGGATGATGTTTTCTGCGTAGTTCAGACCTTGGACTACTCCGCAGACTCTTCGGTACTCTTCAAGCGTGTCGCACCGGCCCGCCGCCACGTATGCTTCACGCTCTTGTTTCAGTTTTTGTATTTCTTTGGCTACGTACGCCAACTCTTGGTAGTCTTTCAATCACGCTCCTTTTTGGGTTTGCTAGGCTGTTTTTGCGCTGCCCGTTGCGCTTGCTGCACACTTAACTGTGCGCGGTGTTTGGCAATATCGACTCCAAGTCGAGCGCCATCCAACTCCATTTGTTTGTTTAAACGATCCTTGTTTGCAGCAGCCGTTGCGCCAACTTGCATGGCTGCGATTTCTTTCTGCGCGGCGATGCGGGCTTCTTCCACCCGAATCTGGTCTGCCTTGGCGGCAGCGTCCATCGCTTGTTTTTGTTGCTTTAGTTTTAAGTCTTCCATCTTCAACTGAAGCTCTTGCATCTGCATCTGGACGATCGGGTCTTGCATTTGCTGTTGGGCTTGTTGCTGTTGGGCCTCTTGGCTGTTTTGTGTAAACAGTTGTTGGGCAGCTTCTGCTGCCATGATGGCAATGTGATCTGCCATTTCCGGCGGGACTTGTTTGTTTTGCTCTTCTTGCGGAAGGGTGATGCCCATGCGCTTTTCAATTTCCATGCGATATTGAAAGCCCACGTGTTCATTGATGTGAGCCAGCATGGCTGCTTGAATCATTGGGGCTTGTGGGTTTTGAGCAACAATCTGGGCGATCTTGGGGTCTTGCATCGCCATCATGTGGACTTTGATGTGCGCCTCATGGTTTTGCTGCACAAAAGCCTTGACCGGCTTCATGGTCAGGACATCTTGGTTTTCCTGAATTGGGTCGGTTGGGACTTGGTCTTCGTCTGTCTTGACCAGTTTGGCGGCGTTCTTGATGCCCAAGACTTCAATCATCTGACGGTGCAACAAGGGCATGTCATACAACTGCGGGGCTTGTTGGGCCAATTGGAGAACTGCTTGGTACTGGACGATCTTTTGCGCCATTGTGGCGGCGTTTGGATCGCTGACAGGAATCACGTCCGTGGAGTCGTAATCTGACTTGCGGGCGGTGCGGCTACCCTCTTCTGGGGTGTAGTCATAATCTTCGGGCGCGTAGTCGGCAATGATCACCTTGAGCAGCTTGAATTCCTGCTTCATGGAGAAATGCATGCGGGACTGGACTGCGCCCATGACCTTCAGGGTTCTTTCCAAAATTGCCAAGGTTGTGCCGACAGGCGCTTGGGCAGACATGTCAGAGACATTCATGTCGCCGCCGTTGGCAAACGAGCGGCCTTCTTCGACGATGTTTTGGAAGAGGGCAAACAGAACCTGACTGGGTTCTTTGTACGGGAGCGGAAGAATGTTGTCGCGGATTGAGCCGGACGGGACATCTACGTCTCTGAATTCCCCCGGCTGGATTGGCGTGTCATCACCCTTGATGCGAAGACCGCGAGACTTGAGGCCCCCGGGTAGGTTTGAAAGTGTTCCCGCATCCACGAGTTGCCGGATGAGCATCGTGGCGCTTTTGGCGTAGCCTCCGATAAGGTGGATAAGACCATAGCCATAGAAGCCAAAACCGGGGATGTATTGGTAGTGGACAAAATGCTGGCGCTTGATGTGCAGTTCATCTCCTTCATACCAATTTCTCCTTATGGCTAAAACTTTACCGGTTTGTTTTTCAATGGTCACAACATAGGGCAAGGCAATGCCGGTTGGCTCGCCGTCCTTGTCTTTGTGTTCGTATCCTTTGAGGTCAAGCTCAACATGCATTTCCAAAAGACGGAAGCGGTTGTCTTGGATGGCAGACATGCCGTCTTCCTCTGACTTTTGTTTCTCCACGTCGTCCAGTTCATAGCCCGGATCGCCCAGATCAACATCCAAGTAAAACCCGCTCTTTTGCAGTTTCAGGACATCGTTCTTGGTTTTGCGCATGATGTGTGTCACACGCTCTGCGGTTTCAAGATTGGAGGCTCCGTACGGGACGACCAAGTCTTCTGCGGGGATGAACACGGCGACCTGACGGCCTTTGCTTGGGTCGTAATAGACTTTCTTGAAGGCGGAGCCGGTGATAGGCAAAGACCACAGGAGCTTTTCATGCTCTGGGCGGTATTCCGTCATCACTTCCGTCAGTTGGTAGTTCATGTCTTCTTGAACTCTGGCGGCGGCTTCTTCTGTTTCTGGGGTTTCTTTTCCGATGATTTTGGTTTTGACCGGCCCCATTGCAGGGAAGGTTTCAGAGATGCCCTCTGATTGGAATCTGACAACTGACTCTGTCAGCATGGGGTGGAACACCCCGCAGGCCCCTTGCCAAGGTTCTGTGCGTTCTTCATACCGCAAGCCCAGAAGCTTTAAGCCTTCGACATAGGTTTGAATCCAGTCTTTGCGGTCACGCTGGTCGGACATGAAGTCATCGATCAGGTCAGAACCCAAGGCTTCCAGTTCTGAATCATCCATGAATTCCGCAAGGTTGGCGTTGAAATCTGCGTCGGTATCTGGCTCCATGTGGATAGCCAGATCATCCATGTAGATGTCAACTGCGTCAGGGTTTTCGATTTCAATTTCGATGTCCGGCGCGGTCAATTCTTCCAAGCCTTTAGGCGCTGCGTACAAACCTTTGTCTATTGCCATTTTGATTCCTTAAACCGTGTAATACCGCTCTTTGCGGCCTTTGAAGTACCTGACTTCGTCCTGCTCATCTGAGTCAATCGAAATGAAGCCGCCCTGCCGGTAACGAATCAATGCCTGACTGGTCGAATCCACAAGGTCATCGTTGTCGCCATTTGGAAAAGCCGCAAGCTCTTCCATCAATTCATCAGCCCAACGGGTTTCTGGACACCAGACCACGCCAGATGCAAACAGGTCTGATATCGCGTTTACACGCGCTATCTTATCGTTTCCTTTGCTTGGTGTGTACTCTTGTAACGGGATGCCCATCGCCCGCAGTTCATAGATCAAGGGTGCGCCAGCAGCCTTCTTTTCCACAATCAGGGTGTCGGGGTTCCAGTCTTTCCACATCTCCATTGCCTTTTGTTTCAGCTCTGGGAACTCCATGCGTTGTTTAAACGAGTCCAAAACGATGATGTTGGACTTCATATTGCCCTGTTGATCGGGATGTTGGAACACACCCCACGTGGTGCAGGCTGAGAAGTCAGCCCGGTTGTTCTTTTCAAAGGCGGTATCCCAGCTTTGGATGATGAATTCGCACGGGGGTGGTGTTTCACTCTCCCAAATGCGCCACATATCCCGCTTGATGATGGCTGATTCGTTGCCGGTGGGGTTTTGTTGGTACTGCGCTTCCCATTTTGCTGCGGGCAATTCAGCTTTCAGGGCTTCCAGCTCAACTTTCGACCAGAATCCGGGCCAAAGAGGGGTTCCTGACGGCAAAATAGCGGGGAATTCGATGACTTCCCAGTCATCCACGCCGCCTTTTTCCGAATTTTTGATGATTTGGCCCGTCAAATCTCGTTTTGACCACCTTGTCATCACAATGATGATGGCTCCACCGGGCTGTAAACGCTGGCGCGGGCCGGATGTGTACCACTCATACACCCCATCAAAGACTGCGGGGTTGTTTTGGCGGGCTTCTTGTTCCGAATGCGGGTCATCAATGATCAAAATATCCGCACCCTTACCGGTTACCGCACCGCCGACACCAATAGCGAAGTAATCCCCGCCCTTGTCGGTGTTCCAGCGGCCTGCCGCCTTGGAATCCGACGACAGTTTTGTCTCAAACACCTTGGCATAGGCTTCTGACTGGACAAGATTCCTGACCTTACGCCCGAACCCAACAGCCAGTTCTGCGGTGTGAGCAGTCTGGATGATCTTCTTCTGTGGGTACTTGCCCAGAAACCATGAAGGCAACAGGTAGGAGGCAAATTCAGACTTGGTGTGCCGGGGCGGCATGTTGATGATCAACCGCTTCAGGGTTCCGTTGGCAACCCGCTCAAAAGCATTTGCCATGATTGCATGGTGTTTACCCGAAATAAACCCGGGCCACATCTGCGTCACAAAATACAAGAAGTTTTCCCGACACCGCTCAACCCTGTCCATCTCCAATAACTGGAAAACCTTCGCCCGATCATCAGGCGGCAAAGAATTGGCTACCCCTAAGTATTCAAGAATCTCTTCACGGGTCAGCAAACTCATAAGGCTGACATCTCCTTGACCGACCTGTCCACCAGCTTGATCGAATGAAACTTGTGGGGCTTGATCGACACAAACCCATCATCGCGCAAGCGATGCACTATGCGGTGGATATTCGCCTTTGACTTCATCTTCAATCCCTTGGCAATCACTTCATACGACGGCGCAATGCCATGAATACGAATGTATGCCTTGATGAAATCAAGGACAAGCTGTCTGCGGGGTGTCATTGTCTTCTTCATGTTTAAACAAACCCAGTTTAAACGCAAATGCGAACGTTCGCAAGTCTTTTTTCAAAAATATATATACCCCCGGGGTGTAAGGATTTGGAAAGGAAGGGGAGGTGTTTGTTGGAATGTATTTGGAGGAGTG